AGCATTTTCATTCTAAGTATGGGTGCATGAGCAATGTATTCCAAAAATTAGAACTGCAAGCCTTCAGAGCTGGTATTAATCCTCGTACAGATGAAAGTCGCGAGTGGTTCCGTCGTAAGGCACAACAATTAACAAATATTAATCGTGAAGCACTCATGAAAGAAGATGGTATCAAGTCACGCAGCAATACTGTGACTGGTAAAATGTATATGTTCTTTTATGATCCAAAGACAAAGCAAACGTTACCGTACTACGATAAGTTTCCAGTAATATTTGTAATAGACAAAGCAGAAGGTGGATTCTATGGTTTGAATTTACATTATTTACCACCCATACTTAGAATGAAAATGCTTGATGGTTTGCTCCAATATAAAAGTAATTCAAAGTACGATGAGACAACACGCATAAGAATGTCATATGCTCAGTTAAAACGTACATCAAAATTAAGTTATTATAAACCTGCATTTAAACATTATCTTGCAGCTCATGTAAAAAGTCAGTTTGCAGAAATCACTGCTCCAGAATGGGAGATAGCTGCATTTCTACCAACTGCACAATGGGCTAAAGGAAGTGCATCAAAAGTTTATAGCGATTCGCGAAGGATGCTACGATGAGTTCAATAGATGAGTTAAAGTCTCTTATATCTTCAAAGGGTGGAGTTGCTATGAACAATCAGTTCATGGTAAAGTTACCAGAGATGCCATTCTCTACATCAAGAGATTTAAATATTTTATGTAGAAATGTTATATTACCTGGAAGACAAATATTAACTAGTGATCGAATTGTTGGTCCAAAGGCCACTAAGGTTGCATATGGTTTTGCACATGACGAATGTTCTATGACATTCCAAGTACTCAATGATTATGGAGTTAAAAAATACTTCGAGCATTGGCAAAACATGGTATTTAATCAAGGTACTTTTGAAGCTGGTTACAAAAAAGGATGGGGCGGATACGGCAAAGATATTCAAATCATGCAATTGAAAAAAGGTTTTACAATGCCTATTTTCAAAAAAGAAATTCCATTACCACCCGGAATACCTCCTGAGATAAGAAATAGATTACCAAAGTTTGGTCCTATCGATTTCTCACAAGGAGAAATATCATTTGATTTATTTAAACGTCAAAATGTAGTATATGAGTGCACATTATTACATGCATATCCTACAACAATGACTGAAATACAATTGAATAACGAAGCTAACGGTCTTGTAGAGATTACAATTTCTTTTGCATACGATAATTGGAAATCGGCTTTATACTACAATGATCCTTCTTCGTTGAAAGAAATAGTCATGGCTGGACTAATAAATAAGGTCGTGAATAAGTTTAATTAATGAGGTTATATTATGGCACTGCCAAAACTGAATGATACGCCTAAGTATAGTGTAGACGTACCATCGATGAAAAAGACGGTTAGGTTCCGGCCGTTTCTTGTAAAAGAAGAAAAGGTTCTACTCTTGGCCATGGAATCAAATGAAGAGGATCACATTCTTCATGCGATAATGGATACGATTGGATCGTGTGTTGTTGATGATCTCGACATTAAAAAGTTAACAACTTATGATA